CTGCCACTTTGTTCCTCTTGTGCTAATGTTGCCATTGCGGATTCCAAACCAATAATAAACTGCTGAGGAATAGCAATAGCCCAAGTAAGGGTTTCAATCTCATGGTCTAATAGTTTTAATTGCGCCAAGCTTTTATCATCAATGGTATCCAGGCGCGTGGCTACTTTTCTTTGCTTGATTGCGCTGATATATTCTTTGATAAGGGTTATATAATCTGCCCAGCCGGTATTCTTATCCAGAATAAGTTTCTTTAACCTTGCCGCCTGCTGAATAATCTCATTGCGTTTTCTTTCAAGCTCTTCCTGAAGTTTTTTATCAAGTGGCTGTTCGGGTTTTTTAAACAGGTTTTTAAACATTTGCACCTAACCTTTCTCGTATTGTATTAGCTATCTGTTCCTAGTGAATAGTTTTTCATCTACTTATAAATTACTTGATTTATCATATTAATGAAGAAAGGAGGCAAGCTTTCTTGAAGCACATACGCTCCCTTAATCTTTTGACTGCCATCGGTGAATACATAATATCCCAAATTATTAGGATTAACACTTAACGACAATTCTTGCTTAGGATTTACTTGCCATTCAAAAGTAATTGCCCCATCATTTTCGGGGACCAATTCAGGAGCCGGAATGCCCACAGGGAAATTGCTTATCAAAGTAAGCACTTTTAAATAAACTTCATTCGGAATAGGCACAGCACCATACCCGTCCCAATCTTGTTTAGAACAATTTTCGGCGATATTAACTAACATTTCAAAGCAGGAAGAGAACGGGAATAAATACTATGATTCTGCAACTCGGGAATCATTTTCTTGGATTTCTTCTGCCGTTTCACGCGCAATACCTCCAGCATAGCCAGAGCGTATTAAATATTCGTTTTTAGGTTCTAGCAGTGCTGGCATCTTATTTGTACCTTTCAATCACTTCGGGTTTTATGCTACTAAAAAACGTCTTATTTTTTATCCATTTCATTTTTACCAAGTGATCCATTATTGATTCGCGGAGCGCCTTAGCCTAATATCTTTCTGCCGCCGTTATTTCCCTGTGGCATAGCAGGACTTCTAACTGCTGCCTCTTGGCGCATCCTTTGCATTTCCGCCACAATGGCTTCTTTAGGCGGTAAAATCTTCTGCCAGTCTTTTATACCTCTTGCCTCAAGGCCGCGCTTTAGGATATCCCATACTGCCAGCATATTGCCCGCTATCATCGGCACAGGCAGATAGCGCATCATCAGGTCATTTGCTACAGACAACTTCCATTGTTTATCGGAGTTTAAACTTGTGCCATTCCAGATAAAGTCAAACTTACCGGCAATGTTATCGCTTTGCCAGTTAGGTTCAATGCCTTTCTGCGCATATATGGCCATATTCTCTGGGGTAGGGAATATCATTTCGTTATTCTCACCGCGTATCCTGCGCTCTAACCCTGGCGGCATACGGTCATAATAATAGTCAATAGTCCATTGGCAGATTTTACGCAATACATTGTGGCAACGTTGAATAAACTTATCTAAGCCGATATTGCCTTCGTGGATAGTGGCCTCTACTTCGCCTTTTGTCTTTTGGCCGGCCTCTCTGGAAACACCGGTCTGATAAAGCGAAATGTTGGATATTCTCTCCGCAAAGCTAATCAATATTTGTTCAAGCTCCATCCCGATAACTTTTACATCGCCTACCTCAAGCACGCGGATATCGCCTTGCATCTCCTCTTCCCACATCGCGCCGGGATAAACTGTCGGTCTTTCCCACTCCTCGCCTTGCAGGCGTTTTTTCTTGACAAAGATTTTCTGCATAGCCAGCCAGGCATTGTTCATAATGGTGTTCATCAGGTCGTTTAATTCTTTCTGGGTAGAGTATAACTTTTCTACCAACGACCGACCTTGAAAATCCTCTGTCTCCTCAAACTCTTCGCGGATATAAACTCTATCTGGCCAAGGCAACCTGCGATAAGGCCAGTGCATAATCTGTAATAATTCTTCCTCTTTGTAAGCCACAAGGCAGTAAACTTCCTGCTCTATGGCCTCTGGATCTGCAAAATCTACTTCATTCTGCTTATTAAACGGTAGACGGCCATACCAATGGAAACTCTCAATCAAGGCGCCGCGTTGGCCGATAATCTGGTCTAGCCCGCTTTGGCTGGTATATGACTGCGCCTTATTTACTTTATCAACTGCCTCTGGAATAAACTTTTCCTGCTTGACTTTAAGTAGTAGCTCATTTACCGTAAACCAACAACGGTCGCCCTCCCAGTAAAGACGCGTGCCTCTTTTGGCTGATGGGGAGTAAACATAATCCTCAAAACGGATATATTTTAACTGCGGAGCATTGATTAACTCCTCATCTTGGGCTACCCAGACTGGTTCGGTGCCGGCTGGCTGAAAACCGTTTGCAGCTAACTCAATTGCCTTCATCTGACTATCCGGATTATCAGGTAGGAGATATTGCTTCTCTTGGGTTTCCGGATGAACAAATACCTGCGCATCCTCTTTGGAAATCATCCGGTCATAATCCTGTTCCCAGGCGTATTTCGCAACAGTAAATGGCAGGATAAGCAATTGCTTTATGTAAAAGTTTATATTGTCATAAATCTTCACCACTTCCCGGAATATCATATCTACAAAGTCGGTTACTCCTTCCTCTTTAGGAACGTCTGAGGTCTCCACACCTTTGGCGGTCATATATGGCTCTTGGCTGAAAAGCGTAGTCATTGCCCGGGCATGAACCGCATCAATAATCCATTCGGTTAACGGCACAAAATAATCAGAGGCGTTTTTCCAGGGGACATTGCAGGTCTTGTTTGCAGCTTCCCATTTGGTAATCTGTTTATATTGATTCTGGCTGCGGATAGCGCGGGTATAGCGTTTAAGGTTCTCCGCGTTTTGCAAGGACTCTTTAATTTCACTGCAAATAATCTGGGCTATTTGTTTCTCCTGTTCGTATGAAACATTTATCTTTGGGTCAGTTAACATGCTCACCTCTTAGATATTGCTTAATGATTGGGGGCCGATATCTCGTTTTGGCTGAGGTTTATGGTCTATTGGGCTAAAAACATGCACAGCTATATATTCAAGTGCGTTCATCAAATGGGAATAAAAGTTGTCATGGAAAGGACGTTCATATCTGTCCACAAATTGCTTATCGTTGTTATAAATCGGATAATGATAACCACCTAAAAATCCATCATTGATTATTCGGCAAGAGGTATTTACTAACAAAGACGGCACACCTTCAATTATCGTATTTATCTTTTTATCAATTATCTCTTTGCGCAAACGGTATTCAGAGGGTTTACAATGAATTAAAATCCCTTTGTTTAATAAGATTGAATAAGTCGTTTGTTCTGACTTATCACTAGTTTGCAGACAGGCAGGGTCTCCATAGTGGATAAATGTAGCTCCAGCAAATCTTTGGGCTAACATAGGCAAAACTACTGTATCCGCAAACTTATCAATAGTCATTTCCCGACTTAATATTTCCCATAGAATTTTCCAACGACTGGCTTTATCTATCTGAGTAACTACAAAGGCTGGCCTCTGATAACCAAAATCCCAACCACAATGCAAAGGCAATCCGGCTTCATAGGCAATATCGCGCTTATGTATGTTCTCAATATATCCCTCATAATAAGGCGTACCATCTGGCGTAAAACCATATTCTCCCTCAATGTATTTTTTGCGCCAAGAGGCCGGAAGTTTCTCTAAATCATCAATATAACCATCGGGAAGATTTTCTCTATTCTCATAAGTAGAAGCGTGGAAAGTGGCGAAATCCGCATCACTACTTTTTTCAAATTGTTGGAATAACCAATGATCCTCATTAGGTGGATTTGAGGTAAGCCAGCCCCGGCAACCCGTTCCTTTTAAGCTTAAGCGGCCTTTTAATCGTTCAAATATACTCTCTTCAATCTCTTCTGCCTCATCTATATAAAACCAACCTAAGTTTTAAGAACCTAAGTCGGTGCCATCTTTCAATTCACGGAAATAAATCTCGGAGTTATTTTTTAATACTAAGTGATGTTCAGTTTTGTTGTAGGATTTTATAAAATCTTCGGGGATTACTTCAAAGAGGGTTTTAATAGTGGTATCACGCAAGTCAGTAAAATCTTTACGACCTATCAGACCACAGTTGCCGGGATAGAGATAGGATTGCTTCCAAGCTTCTTGGCAACCAGCATAAGTCTTTCCTGCACGCCAAGCGCCTATATATAAACGATATTTAGCTCCTGAGAGATGAAATAAACTCTGTTTGCCAAGAGGAATATAATCTATATTCAGGTGAAGATTATCGCTTATTATCGGCATTAGATAGATTGGCTAATAAATCGTGTTCTTTGGATGATAAAAGTTTCTCTGGCGCTTTAAAATTAAAAATAATCGTTGAAACATTTACTCCATTACTACCATTGTGTTTAAGATATTTCTTGAGTTCTAACGCAGTTACTAAATACTTATGCCGACAATGCAAATCTGGCACCTCTACAAATTCATCCGATACCTTCTGTGTGCCATCAACTTTATTATTCAAATAGCCAACTACTTTATTCGCCTCAAGACCTTCTTTAAGTTTCTTGCGCAGATAATTATCAGTCAAACCTTCCTTATCCATCATCTCCGCAAATGACTTTTGGACAGGCAAATGCTTAAGCCGTTGATTGATAGCTTGCGGAGTTACTCCTTCCTTGCGAGCAACCGCAGTTTGACTTAATCCGTTATCAATTAAAGACTTTGTAAGGCTTTTTGCTCTTGCTCTTTCTGTTTCAGGTCTATATCGAGGCATTTTCTTCCTTTATACAAGTAAACACTATTTTTTAAAAAAAACAATTTCATCTCTCAAAATCCAAATGCTAGTTAAGTATTCTCTCGACGACAGATAGGATGTTTTCCAGCCATAGTTTTTTCTTTTCCAATTCAAGCATTTTTGCGCGCAAAGTTGGCTTTTTTACACAACCATAACAAGTTAGCTTTTCACATTCAAAACAATGCCTAATAAGCCATTGCGGAATACTTATCCTAATCTCTTTATGCGGTGCGATTTTTTTTATGTCTTTCATATAGACTTGGCTGGCGCTTATAACATAGTTTGTAACAAAATTTCCAATCATACCAACCATTAGACCCAAAGATATTGCCTATTGCTTTCAAATATTTAAAGCGGTTCTTAAAATAATCACAATTTATACAGAAATCACTTCTCATAAAATAAAAAAGGCGCAGGTGGCGGCCTCTTACTAAGAATTACCGCACTTAATACCTGCGCCCTCACGCCTTGCCTTTTAGCTTCGTGTTAGGCTAAATTAATCTTCCGACATTTCCCTTTATCTTTGTAAATAATAGAATTTACAAAATCTATCATGCATTGTTTTCCGAATACGCCTATCGTTAACAAACCTACTAATAGCATCTTCCATATCTAAATAAGTTTCTCGTGCCTGTCCAACCTCACTTT